ACAAGTATACAGGAGCTAACGGATATATAAACTGGCGCGAATGTAGACTCGAAGATGCAGTTAGATATGATGTGTATATCTATGAGAGATAAAGACAAAGAAAATTTTATCAAAGCATTACCATTATGTGTTTGGATAATATTAATTTTAGGAATTGTGATATGGGGAGTTTGACAATCCCCTCTCACTTCTTTTATAATCCTATATAGATCTGGAGAAACTATTGAACGCAAAGAAAGTTAAAGCATTAAGAAGAAGAATAAAGCCACTACAAGTAGAATGGCTAAAGACTCTGTTAAGCGAAGATGAAGCAGCACAGGTCTCAGTAGACAATATAGATCAATTAGCACCTACTCAGGATTATTACATGGCTAATCGAACTATGTATCTGTCTTTTATGACTCCCAAATGGATTATGAAATACTTGAAAAAGTATCCTCATATTAATTCGTTTGCTGAATTGTCTCAGTATTACGAAGATTGGAGAGCAAAGAATAAAGGGAAGTTAAACTGGAACATTTAACGAAGGAGGTATTATGAGAAATAATTTTTTAACAGTTGTAGTAACACTTATTATTGTAGGATTTGGAGCAAATCTTTTTAGCAATCACGTTATAAATAGACTTGAGGACAACGAGTTGTCTATCCGCTATGCTAACTCTATGATCTCTGATATAGAAAAATCTATTCAGGAAGTCAGAGCCAGAACAGCACAAGCAATCTCAAGCAATGAACTACGGAACGCTTACATAACTATTGAGGACAACAAACGCTTTTTTGAATATGAAGTTAAGATGTCCCGGAAAAGTATCGAAGAGTTTATCTCAAAGTTGAACGCAGATATGGAAGGATTGAACGAAATGGTAAATAAAAACAATTCTAACAATCAAATCCTAGAAGAAAAATTAAACTTTCTTTTACAGGAGATAGAACTTCTTCAACAAACACAGGATATAATTGAAGAGCCAATTGAAACTCCACAGGCTCTAGATACTTTAAGAGGATCAATGGCTATTGAATCCTATAGAGAAGAAGAACAATGTGCCTATGAATTAATGTCAGGCGCACAGAATAAAACTTCTCTTATACAAAAAGCAGTCGACAGGGAAAGACGCAGAGGAGATTACACACTTGTTGTCTCTTTTGATGTTGATAATGGTACTGCAGTTATATCAAATGTTAATTCAAATAATGCGCCAAATAGATTAGAAAAAGCTGTACAATCGTATGTTTCTCAGTTAAAATTTGTAGCTAAAGATAGCTTACAATCTAATTGTGAAATGTCTTTCAATTTAAATGTAACATAAACGAGGTAAAAAAAAATGGCAGAAAATAATTTTAATCCTGCAAGTGGTGTTGGCGAAGTTACAGGTCGCGCCTATTACGCTAGTGTAACAACTCCAAATACTACCTTTGATCACAAATGGGAAGTTAATCTTGTATTAGATGATGAAACTCTAGCTGATTTTGAAAACAGAGGACATCCTGTTAAAGAAAAAGATTACGGTAGATTCGTAAACTTTAAGCGCAATGTTAATAAGAAAGGTGGAGGACAAAATCCTAGACCAGTTCTTATCAATGAAGACAGGCAACGAGTAGATACACTTCCGAAGATTGGTAATGGCTCAACAGTCAAAATCCAATACGGAGAATATTCGTGGGAATACAATGGCAAGTCAGGCAAAGGCAGAGACTTAAAAGCTATACAGCTTATTGACTTGGTAGAGTATATAGAGCCTGATGGCGCAGGAATGTATGACGAAGGAGACTTCTAATGTCACAAGAAGATAAACCTTTTATCACTATTGATGATGTGCAGATATTCGTAGAGGATCTACCCGAAGAAGCACAAGGAGTTTTTGGCAGAGTTCAAAGACTAAATCAAAAGAAAGTAAACCTAACGCTTGATCTCGAAGAGGTACAAGCAGGGCTAAACTATTTTACTAGCAAGATTGTTGATATAGTAAATAGTGATGCTCCAACTACAAAGGAGGAAGCTAACGAAGAAGAAGTGAAATCAAACAAATAATATCATCGTTATCCTAGATACCCTATTCAATACTCCTTAGACTCTTGTTTTGTGGGGTATCTAGACTTTCTTTTAAATATTGGGGAACAATAATGACAAGACCAGAAAGCAAATTTGTAAAACATATTCCATGCGAAGCCTGTGGCAGTAAAGACAACAACACACTATATGATGACGGACACACATATTGTTTTGGTTGTAACAAAAGAACATCAGGCAAAGAAACAAACAACACCTACACACCTCCAGTAAGCACCTTACCTACAGATAAAAATACTTTTCTTCATTCCTATAAAGGCTCATACAATGCGCTTGATGATAGAAAGATTAGTCTTAAAACTGCTAAAGCTTTTGGAGTTTTATCTAGCAACAATAAACATGTCTATCCTTACTACAACAATAACGAAGTAGTCGCTACTAAAACTAGAGAGATTGATACTAAAAGGTTTTACTCAGGCGGTAACTTTGAAGGCACAGGTTTATTTGGAGAACAGTTATATCGAAACACAGGCGGTAAGTATCTTACAATCACAGAAGGAGAGTGTGATGCTATGGCCGTCTATGAAATGTTTGGTGGTAAATGGGCAGTAGTATCTCTCAAGCGCGGATGCGCCTCTGCTGTAAAAGATATTAGAGAAAGCATAGAGTTTGTAGAAGCTTATGAAAATGTAGTACTTGCATTTGATAATGATGATGCAGGACAAAAGGCAGCAAGAGAAGTTGCTAGAATATTAAAACCAAACAAAACAAAGATTATGTCTTTTCCTACTGGCTATAAAGATGCTAACGATATGCTTAAGCAAGGCAAGTATGAAGAGTTTACTAAAGCCTGGTGGGAATCTAAAACATACACACCATCAGGTATCCTAGAGTTATCTAGTAAAAAGAATGATTGGTTACAGCGTGAAGACAAAGAAAGTATTCCTTATCCGTGGGAAGGCTTGAATAAAAAACTATACGGTATGCGCAAAGGAGAGTTAGTTACTCTTACTGGAGGCACAGGTTTAGGTAAATCAAGTGTCACTAGAGAACTAGAACATTGGCTAATTAAAAACACTACAGACAATGTAGGCATTGTAGCTCTAGAAGAGAACTGGCTTAGAACTGCGGACGGAATAGTATCTATCGAAGCTAACGATAGAATCTATTTATCTGAGAAAAGATCTAAATATTCTAATGAAGAACTAGAACAAATGTTTGACAATGTGATAGAAGATGGTAGAGTATTTATCCATGCTCATCTTGGCGCAACAAACATTGATGAAATATTTTCTAAGTTACGTTACATAATCGTTGGTTGCGAGTGTGAATGGGTAGTTGTTGATCATCTACACATGCTAGTAAACGTAATGACAGAAGGAGATGAGAGGCGAGGAATTGATAGTTTAATGAATCGTCTTAGATCTCTTGTAGAAGAAACAGGAGTAGGTATGATTCTTGTTTCTCATTTAAGAAGAGCAGCAGGAGAGAAAGGACACGAACAAGGTATCGAAGTATCCCTATCTCATTTGAAAGGATCACAAGGAATATCACAGCTTTCTGATTGTGTTATAGCACTTGAAAGAAATCAACAGGCAGATGATCCCGAAGAAGCAAACACAACAAGGGTAAGAGTTTTAAAGTCTAGATACACAGGGGATACTGGACTTGCTTGTAGCCTACAATATAATTCGGACACAGGAAGACTATATGAAACAGAATCTGATTTCTCTCCCCAACAAAATAGCCCATCACCGTTTTAAAAAGGTTATCTTTGATATAGAAACAGAAGGTCTTGAAGGCAACACTATCCATTGTATCGTTGCTAAAGTTATCGGAGGGGGAACTTATTTGTTCCCTCCTGATAAACTTCAAGAAGGAGCAGACTTAATTGAAAGCGCAGATGTTCTTATTGGACACAACATCATAGGCTTTGATATCCCGGTTCTCAAAAAACATTTTGATCTTAACCTTACCAATCACATTGAAGACACTCTTGTTGTTTCTCGATTAGTTAATCCAGTTCTTACTGGTGGCCACAGTTTAGAAAATTGGGGATACATTCTTTACCCTAATGATGCTGATAAAAGAAAAGCACAACAACCTGATAGTTGGGAAGAGTACACAGAAGAAATGGGAGAGTACTGTATACAGGACGTTGAACTTAATGCAGATGTTTACTATAAGCTATTAGAACAAGTTGAAAACTTTAGCCAGGAATCTATTGATCTTGAACACGCAGTTGCAAAGATAGTTAAAGAGCAGGAACAAAACGGATTTATGCTAGATGAAAAGAAAGCTACGCTACTTGCAGCAAAGCTTAATTCTAAGATGGCAGAGATAGAAAAGAAAGTACACGAAACATTTAAACCTAAATGGGTAGACGATAAGTTAGTTACTCCAAAATTAAGGAAAGATGGTACGCTTTCTAAAGTAGGATTGACTAATGAGGAAATGGCTAAGTGTCTTAAAACAAATAACTTCAAACCTTTTATGAGGCAGAAGTGGGTTACTTTTAATCTCGGTAGTCGCAAACAAATCGGAGAATATTTGATTGATTTCGGTTGGAAACCTACCAAGTTTACACCTACCGGGCAACCTATTGTAGATGAAACTACACTAGAGAAAGTTAAGGATATACCAGAAGCTACTCTCATTGCAGAGTTTATGATGCTACAGAAAAGAGTAGCACAAGTTTCTTCTTGGTTAGAGTTATCGAAAGAAAGTAGAGTACATGGCTTTGTTATTTCCAACGGAGCTATCACAGGGAGAATGACGCATAGAAATCCAAACGTAGCTCAGACACCAAGCTCTACTAAACCTTATGGTAAAGAATGTAGAGAATGTTGGACAGTACCAGAAGGATACAAGCTAGTAGGAATTGATGCGTCTGGATTAGAATTAAGAGTATTAGCACATTATATGAAGAACAAGGAGTATGTAAATGAAATCATCAACGGAGATATTCACTCAACAAATCAAAGTCTTGCTGGACTTGGATCACGAAGTCAGGCAAAAACTTTCATCTACGCTCTCATCTACGGAGCAGGAGATGCTAAAATTGGAAGCGTGGTTGGAGGAAATGCTAAAGCAGGTGCAACACTTAGATCTAGTTTTATCCGCAATCTACCCTCGCTTGGAAATCTTACAACTGCTGTTGAAAGAGCGGCACAAACAAGAAAGTATGTCAAAGCATTAGACGGTAGAGTAATACATATTAGAAAAGTTTACTCAGCATTAAACACTTTGTTACAGGGAGGAGGCGCAGTCATTATGAAAACAGCACTTGTTCTCCTGTATAATAAAATAAAAGAATTAAATCTCGATGCAAAGTTTGTCGCCAACATACACGACGAATGGCAAATAGAAGTTAGAGAAGACCAGGCAGAGACTGTTGGAAAACTAGGTGTTGAAGCTATACAGGATACATCTACTTTATTAAATCTTAATTGTCCTTTAGATGGAGAATACAAGATAGGAGAAAACTGGAGTGAAACGCACTAATCAATTACATCTTTTTGACTGCACTTCTCTTGATGAAGATAGTGATGGACATGTATGTATTAAGTGTGATACTTTTAAAGAGTCTTCTGAGTTTCCTTTTAGAGAGAATGACGGAACTTCTAGAAGATCTATATGTAGAGAGTGTACAAATAGAAACGGAAAGATTGTACAGGAACTAAGAAAATATAATCCTTTTCCTTGTACTGATGACTATAAATGTCCTTGTTGTAATAAGACAGAAAAAGAATTAAAAGAATATGGGAGATGGCAGGATCGTTCTGTTTGGGTACTAGACCATAATCACATAACTGAAAAGTTTAGAGGTTGGATTTGTAATAGTTGTAATAATGCTCTTGGTAGATTTGAAGATAACATTGATACCTTAAAAAGAGTTATCAAATATTTAGAGAAAAACTTATGAAACCACAAGATAATTTTAGTAAATTTAAATCTGAATCAGGGCATTGGTATACCCAAGAGGGTGAGCCTATGTACACAATTATAGGTGTAAACGGTAAAGAAAGAAACACAACACTAAGAGATGCAAAGCAATTAGGTTTAGTTCCTTCGGTTACTACCATTATAGGAATGATAGCAAAACCTTCTTTAGAGAACTGGAAGATTGAACAAGCTCTGAAATCTGCAATTACTTTAGAGAGATTAGAGGAAGAAAGTTTTAATGCTTTCCTTTATAGATGTAAGAATGATGCTAAGAGTATTGGATTGAACGCAGCAAAAGAAGGTACAAAGATACACGCTATGATCGAGAAAGGATTCTTGGGAGGAACTAAATCTAAACCTTATAAGATAATTAAAAAATGGTTAGATAAAAACTATCCTAAAGAAAAATGGATAGCAGAAGATTCATTCTGTGCTAAACAAGGATACGGAGGTAAGATTGATTTGTATTCTGAATCAGGAATCTTCATAGACTTTAAAACTAAAAGTAATATCGAAGATAAAGATCCTGCTAAATTAGTATTTGATGATCACGGTATGCAACTCTCAGCTTATGCACAAGGTTGTAATGCAGAAGATCCTGAAAGAATATCTATATTTATTGATAGAGAAAATATAGAAACAATTAAATTTTTTATATGGGATAAAGAATCTCATTCTAGACATGTTGGTATGTTTAACAGTATTCTTACTTACTGGCAACTTGTTAAGAAGCACGATTCAACAGTTAAGTAATGGCCAGAAGAAAACCAAGAAAAGCTAGACCAAAAGAAAAAGGAGTACCTAAAGGGTATGACAGTAAATGGGAACACAGTCTCCACACAGGAGTATTAAAGAATTGGGATCATCATTCAGACTATATTGAATATATTATTAAAAGAAAATATGAACCAGACTTTGTTAAAGATAAAATTATTATAGAGGCAAAGGGAAGATTCTGGGATCACGCAGAGTACAGTAAGTATGTATGGATTAGAGAATCGTTACCTGATACAATGGAACTTGTATTCCTTTTTCAGAAACCTTTTTCTCCTATGCCAGGGGCTACTAAGAGGAAAGACGGTACTAAAAGAACACACGCTGAATGGGCAGAAGCAAATAATTTTAAGTGGTACACAGAAGAAACTTTACCAGAGGAGTTTAAATAATGGTTGATTATAAATTCAACGAAGAAAATACAATAGAACAAATAAAAAGATATGTAGATAGCACATACGAAAAACACTACGCTAATGAAAAGTATCAAGCAACTGATATGATTATAGATGCAGGACACGGTGTTGGTTTTTGCATGGGTAACATTATGAAGTATGCTATGCGCTATGGTAAGAAACCTGATCCTGTTACTGGAGAGTATAAGAATCAAGGTGACTTATTAAAGATTATACACTACGCTATTATAGCTATACACTTATGGGTAGAGGATAAAACAAATGATAAGTAGACTATTGTATATGATACCTTTTTTTGGAATGATAATTGGCTCATACTTTATGTGGACTGCAGATATTAGAGCAGCATTGATTATGGCAGGACTTGCTCTAACACAAAGTTTAATATGTTTCTTTTATCTTGTTTTACAAATTATGGCTAACGGAACAAACGGAACATTAGAAGTAGAGGTAGAGCTTTGGGATGCTCTTATGCCTGTTATCTTCCTTATGTTATCTTCTATAACATTCTTATTAATAACCACACAACTTGCAGAGACTTTTGTATTATGAGTATATTAAATATTAGAAAATTATTTAATAAAGCAGGACTTGTAAAAAAGTATGATTCAGTTTATAAATATATTTACTGTGAAAACGCACAATTTGTTTGTCATTATTGTGGAGTATCTGCAGATACAGTAGATCACGTTCCTCCTTTATCCTGTTATGAAGATGCTAAAATATATTCTAATATAGATTTTGTAAAAATCCCTTGTTGCAAAGAATGTAATTCTTTAGCAGGAAATAAATTTCATTTAAACATATTTGAAAGAAATGAATTTTTATTTAACAGATATAAAAAAAGATATAAAAAACTTTTAAATATGCCAACTTGGGATAAAAAAGATTTAAAAGAATTGGGATCATCTTTAAGAAAAAAAATTAAAAATGATTTAAATAGAAAAAACATAATTGAAGAAAGAATTAATTTTATTAAAAATAATTTAACAGAGGATTTTGCACTATGAATACACAACTACCTACTAACTATCAACAGTTTATACATCTGAGCAGATACGCTAGATGGAATGAAGAGAATCAACGCAGAGAAACATGGGATGAAACTGTATCTCGATACTTTGATTTCTTTGAGAAACATTTAAAAGAAAATCATAACCTAAGTAAATCACAGTTCGATGAAACTAGAAAGTACTTAGAAAAAGCTGTACTGTACTTAAACATTATGCCAAGTATGAGAGCATTAATGTCTGCAGGAGAAGCTTTAGAAAAAGATAATGTTGCAGGTTTTAACTGTAGTTATGTAGCTGTAGATAATATCAGAGCCTTTGATGAGACACTTTACATACTTATGTGTGGTACTGGTGTCGGCTTTAGTGTAGAGCGTCAGTATATAAACGAGCTACCAGATCTTCCAGAAGATTTGTTTCCTACAGATACCGTTATTAAAGTAGCTGATTCTAAAATAGGATGGGCGAAAGCCTACAAAGAATTGCTATCTTTACTTTACTCAGGGCAAGTTCCCACATGGGATGTCTCTAACGTAAGACCTTACGGTGCTAGATTAAAAACATTTGGAGGGAGAGCAAGTGGCCCTGCTCCTCTTGAAGAGTTATTTGATTTTACTATCAACATATTCCGTGATGCTATTACAAAAGGACAGCGTAAGCTTGTATCTATAGACTGCCACGATTTGATGTGTAAGGTCGCAGAAGTGGTAGTCGTAGGTGGAGTACGAAGAAGTGCTTTAATTTCTCTTAGTAATCTTTCAGATAACCGTATGCGTAATGCTAAGTCAGGTGCTTGGTGGGAAGATAATCAACAGAGAGCTTTGTCTAATAACTCTGTAGCCTATACAGATGTAGCAGAACCAGGTGCATTTATGAGAGAGTGGTTATCTCTGTATGAATCTAAGAGCGGAGAGCGTGGTATCTTCAACAGACAAGCCGCAGAAAAACAATCTGCTAAGAACGGTAGAAGAGAAGAGTACAAAGACTTTGGATGTAATCCATGTAGTGAGATTATTCTACGCAACAAACAGTTCTGTAATTTAACTGAGGTTGTTGTAAGACCTGATGACACAGAAGACTCTTTAGTCTCAAAAGTAGAAGCCGCTACAATTCTTGGTACGTTCCAAGCAACACTAACAAACTTTAGATACTTAACTAGCAAATGGAAACACAATACAGCAGAAGAATCTTTACTTGGTGTATCTCTTACAGGAATAATGGATAACACTAATATGATAAACGGTAAAATAGATTTGGATAGATTGAAAAAAGTATCTATTGATATAAATAAAGTATGGGCTAAGAAGCTAGGCATACCCCAATCCGCAGCGATAACCTGTGTGAAGCCTAGTGGAACAGTTAGCCAACTGGTCGATAGTGCCTCTGGTATTCACACTAGACATAGCCCATACTACCTTCGTACAGTAAGAGCAGATAAAAAAGATCCTCTAGCTAAACTTATGGTAGATGCAGAAGTGTATCACGAAGATGATCTTACTAAGCCAGAACACACTTATGTCTTTTACTTTCCAATGAAAAGCCCTAAAGGTGCGTTGACTAGAAAGGACTTGTCAGCAGTAGAACACTTGAAGATCTGGAAAGACTATCAAGACCAATGGTGTGAACACAAACCCTCTGTAACTATTTCAGTAAAAGAAGATGAATGGTTAGAAGTAGGTGCTTGGGTATATAAAAACTTTGATGATATATCCGGGATTTCTTTTCTTCCTTACTCAGATCACTCATACAAACAAGCTCCTTATCAGGAGATAACTTATAATGAGTATAGAAAATGGCTAAAGAAAACAACGGATGTTGTTGATTGGTCAAAGATTACTGAGTATGAAACTGAAGATAATACAGAGAATACTAAAGAACTAGCCTGTACTGCAGGAACATGTGAGATAATTTAATGGCAAGAATAAAAAGGGAAGAAGCAAAGCTGTTAGCTTATACAGTTTTGTTTAATAAACAAGGACAGTTAATAACAGAAAGAATATCTACAGACATTAAGAAACTAAAAAAGTTTTTAAGTAAAGAAGAATTTAGCCTGTTACAGTCCGTACTAAGAAGTGCGACAACTGAATTAGACGCAGTACATAATAAAATTGAAGCGGACTTAAATGCTCGTATAACATAATTAACTACCTTGTTTTATTGTAATGTTAGAACTGCTACCACCATTCGTAGTGATCTGATTTACTTTCCCTTCCTGTTCAATCCGAATATTATATGAACCTGCTTTATCTACTTTCATTTCTAAAGTATCTTCAATAGCTCTAAGAAACTTTAAATGCGTATCCGTTACAAAGGTACTTATCTGTGTGTTGCTATCGTATCCTACTGCTGTACCTTTTACTCCATCAGCAGACAAAGACTTCTCAGCTTTTTCTAGTTCATCTACATCTTGAATAATATCTAAGAGATCTTCAAGAAAGTTACCTGCCAGATAATCTATGTCTAGCTCTGTGTATTCTAATTCGTTTTCTTTTAGTTCGTCTGTATCAAGCTCGTTAAAGTCTAACAAGTCTACATCAAGTATGTTATCTGCTACTGTAGTTCCTTCTTCTGATTCCTGGTCTTCTCTTTGTGGGGGATTAACAATCAGCATGTTGTCTATCATATCGACAGTCAAATCAAGAATAACAGCAGGAGTAGGAGCTGTTTCAAAGTTATAAACTGTAGTAGCTTCATAGGGTTTGTTGAGTATCACTTGTCCTAAAGCTGTGTCTACAACTATCTCTCCACTAGCATTACCAAACTCATCAGGTAAAAGTATTACCAGAGCTTCTCCAGTTTCTTTTACTGTGATTGTAAAATCTGTACCTCTTATTCCAATCGAAGCCGAATGGGTACGAATCTTAATATTATCTTTTGGTATGCGTGGTTTCTTACTGGATATAAAACGGCCTGTGCCTTTAACGAAGTTAAGAGCCATTGTAGATTTGCTGGGATTAGGATCAAACACGAACTCATCAATAATAACATTGCTGTGTTCAGTAAGTCTTATAGTAGTATCATCTCTAAACGTAACCCCCATCCTGCCCTTTGCAGTCTCTAGTTTATCCATAGAGTTAAGAGAGAAATCTATTGAACTCTCATATACTTTGTCTCTTACTACTCTGGTGTTTCCGTTTAGTTCTGTAATACTTCCTATATCAACATCCAACGCTTGTGCCTTGATCGTCCTGATTAACGCATACTGTTCCGTTGTTTCCGTTAGATGTAATGCGCAACCAATCGTTATCCAAAGTAGACTGCTGATCAACAGCAAACGACCTTGAGTTACCATCGTGTTCCAACTTGAAGTAGCCAGAAGCATATCCATCTCCATCATAATTAACTGTGTTACTGTCGCCATCAAGATCTATGTAGTTTGTAGCCGAGTCTACATCCAAATCAATATTAACAGTATTTGAATCCCCTTGAACTATCGTGTCTATATCAGCACCACTAGATAAACTATTAGTAGCTAGATCAAGAGTAAAGGTATTTGTACTGCCATCTACATCTACATTTACATTTGAGTTATCTGCTGAATAAGTATTAGTAGGATCAACTTGAATAGTGTACGAGTTTGTATCACCATCAAAATCAAAAATACCTGTAAAGGTATCTGCGTTAATGTCACCTAACATTTTGTTATTATTACCTATCTGATTGACATCTAGTGTCATAGTTGTACCGTCTAAATCAAACGGAGTCATAGAGCCATGTGTCGATAGTAAGCCTCCGATTATGTTACCACTTCCTAATTGCTCAAGATCTATATTCGCTGTAGCACCAACTTGATCTACATAGATTTCGTTATCATCAGCTATCACGCTATAAGACATAAGCAACAATAAGCTAATTAGTTTCTTCATATTCCCAATACCCCCTGATTATTCCTGTTTTAATTATATCTAACACACCTTCTTCTATTGCTTGTTGTAGAGCTATAGATGTTGATTCGTTCTCTGCAGCTCCACCTTCTATTTCAACAAGCTCTGTTCCGTTAGATATGAAACGAAACAAGTCTTGAGAAATTCCTACCGAGATAATACTTTTACTTACTAATACCTCTATCAATACTTCACCTGTTGAAACAGATACAAGTCTTAAAGATATAGTAATTAAGTCTTCTCTATATTCTTTGGAGCTTCCTATGCCTAAATATCTAGCTCCAATCCCTCCTGATTTTATGTTTGTATCTATGCTTAGTACAGCACCTTGCATTAATAACCCTGCCAACAAAAGAGGTTTCACGCTATTGTCCTCTTCAAATGTTTCTCTTGTACTGCGTATAAGCTGTCTTTCTTTAGTCAATGAGTCTAATCCAACTCGTTCTGCTACTTGAAAAAACTTTCCATCTGCTGCGTGTTTTAAAGCTCTTATAAGAAAAGCTTCTGGTGCTTGTGTAATAGCTGTAGAAAACAACGCAAACTGTCCGTTGCTTTTTCTCTGTCCTGTTTGATCTAGAAAGCTATTAGGATATATAGCTATAACTGGTTTTCTTTTTGCAGGTGGTACATTTTTTAATTCTTCTGATTGTAAATCTAGAACGGATGCTTTTTCAATAATGATGTAGGGTATACCGCCTTCTTCTAACAACGAAGTATATCTAGGCGCACAGCTAGAAAGTAAAGCTCCCGATAGGAACAGAAATACTAGTAACATTCCCTTCTTCATCTGTAATCGTAAGCGTGATAAGCTCATTTTCAACTTTGTATTCAATAGTGTTTCCCTCTAGCTCAAGTGTACCTGATGTTTGTGGTGTTTCTCCGAACAGTTGTTCTACCATTTGCCTAGATAACTGTGCGTAGATTCTGCTTTCTAAGTTACGAATAAACCTTGCAAGTGTAGTGTTGTCTGCTTCTCTAGCTAACTCATCTTTATAAGCTTCTATCTCATCTTTAATAGCTTGTCTTCTAGTAGCTTCTTGATTTTCGATTGTAAGATAATGACTAGATGTATTTATTCCAGAGAAGCTAGGACTTTTAAACTTGTAAAGTATTTCATCAGCTTTTAATGCGTTACTAAAAAAAATTAATATAAATAAAAAAATAAAATTAAATACAAACAATAAATTAATAAGTGTATTTGTTGACATTCTTTCAAGAATTTTTTTTGTTTTCTTTATCATCTACTAACCTATTTTCTTCTTTAAGCTCAAGCACGGTGTTTACTTTTTGTTGTAGTCTAATCATATCTTGATCTAACAACCTAAGTTGATCTGTTAATCTTATAATAGTTGTTTTCATTTCTTGAACAGCAGGATCAATTTTATTTGTAATTGTCTGCCATACAAAATAAACAAAGTAGCCAAGTCCTACGACCATGACTACTGGAAATCCGAAGTCAGACACTACCTGTACTATGTCCATTATCTAAACTTCTTTTGTATATATTTTATTCCTGCATATATTGATAAACCATATACTGCAAATAAAGTTAAAGAGCCAAATACAATTAAATAATCAGAAGGATATAAATATATTAGCCCAAACAAACCATCTACTACTGCTTCTGCATCTCCTATCGGTGGTAAACTAATCTCGTCTTGCATCTATTTTACCATCCTCTACAAAGTTTTCTGCTCTTGCTATACGTTCTAAATCAGGCGATAAATTTAACGCACTACTTACGCTAGTATCAATGCGTATTATATCGTTATTCATAGTTGATGCTCTGGTAATAAGCATTTTAGATATAGCTTGAACAGTTTGTATTTCGCCCACAAGACCATCCATTAACTGTTTCATAACAAGAAAAATAAAGTAAGCCATAATAAGACCTCCTGCTACAGGAAGACCTAACTCACCTATTAATGTTGCTATGTTTTCCACTTTTATTTTTTTATTTTATTATAATTTTTAGCTTGGTTCATTTGTTCTTTTAACTGTATTTGTTGCTTTCTAAAGTTAAATTTTTCTTTGTTTCTTACTTGTTGTCTTTTAGCTTGGTTTCTAAAGCCACCTTTTCTCATAAATCTAAATCCTTTAATGCTTCTAGTTTATCTTTAGCTTGTGCAAGCTTATCCAACTGTTCATCCATAGCTTCGATAATGTCAGGATGTTCTCCAACACCTACACTATTTTTAAAGTATACAGACAAGTTTGCTTCGGCTTTAGCTATCTCACCTTTATATACAGCTTCTAAACCTTTATATTGTGGTGTGTGATCTACATTACTCATCTTCTTTTCCTTTTGAATTACTTGCTCCAAAGTAGAAGCTGATTACAGCACTTGCCAATCCACCAAGATAACCAAGTACCAAGTTAATTAATGCTTCTGAGTTTTGCTCTGGTGGTTGTAGTGTTACTAAGAATATATAACCCATAAAGCCACCAACAACAGATATACCCATGATACGAGATGTCCAATCCTTAGAGAACTTTCCTCTAGCATCTTGTATGTCTGCAGTTTCTAGTGCATACAGATCAACATCAAGTTCTTTCATTCTAACTTCAAAATCTTTGTCAATCTTTTTAAGTTCTGCAAGTTGTTCAGGTGTCGCAGCTTGTACTGCTGCTTCTATTTTCTTTGGCTCTGGCTCACAACCTAAAGCATCAGCTACCATGTTTGCAGCCATCGAACCCATTGGTCCACCTAGAGCTGTTCCGATTGTAGGAGCTACTGCACCTATAATGTTTTTCACGTTTTTAAGTAAGTTTAGTTTCATTTGCTTTCTCTTTTAGTTCCTCTTTGTTAAATCGTATACCTTCATTTGCTAGAATATTTTCTACAGATTCCATAACTAATTCTAGTGGCATATCTGGCATACCTTCTAAATGTGCGTTTAACAATTCTTCATATACTTTTCTAAACTCTTCTCGTTTAAGCCAAGCAAGATCTGTTTTAGAACGCAGTTTACAGTCTATTCGATAAGCTCTATCGAGATCATCTTCAAGATACATTATCAAAATATCACCCATTGACTATCATTTGTTCTAGTCTATCTGCCCTGTTTCCCACTTGTTCTGCCCAACGACTATCCAGCATTTCCTTACCTGCTGTCTCATAGTCTCCTGATTCCATCGCACCTAAAAACTTTTTAAAGTTTAAAAGTTTTGTCAAGCCTAAATTAAATATCATATTGATGATAGCTCTTTGCCTAGCATCTGTTAAATTTGCAAACCATTTGAATACTCTGTTTGCTTCTTCTTCACAAATTTTTATATCGTTGGCAAGAAGATAGTCAGACTCATCCATAGTGATACCACGCTCCTCTATGTTTCTACCCACACCCAGAGTTAAAAATCCTGCCGAGCATTTGTAAGGTCGTAGTTCTACACCTTCGTCACGTTTAAGTTCTTCAATCAGTTTCTCTTTATCCATACATATTCCTTTGTTGTAATCTATTTACTAAACCACCTCTACGATAACCATAAGCAGGAAGTATTTGTTTTATTTTTTTTATATCAAACACTTTTACTTGTTGCCAAAATTCTTCTGGCAGTTCTTTACCTCTGGATTGTTTACCAAAATTTAATGTTTCCAATCCAATATGTCCATCATAACCAAGTTTTTTCATAGCGTTGCTAACAAAAGGTCTCTCTAAATACAACGCATGACCTCTTTCAACACCCTGTAAAACTTTTTCTTGTGTAAATTTTCCTTGTAGATTTTTTGGAAATTCCTGATTCATTATTTCTTTTTTCAATAGGGCAACATCATTTGGATTTCTGTAATCCCAAAGTCTAGCCTTGCTTATATCTGCTTGTCTTATGTTTGGACCATATTGTTTAGCGTTTTTAGGATCTAAAGCAAATGATACACCAGTTGTTTTTTGTTTTGATTTTTTAAAATTTTTAAAATTACCGACAGAGCCATGATAAACTGGTTGATCAACAACAGTTCCAAATTCATCTCCCATCTTGCGAACTATATTTCCTAATAATTTAGTAGCTCCTTTAGCTAACAAACCTGTTGCATATCTTTGTCTAACTTCACCACCTCTACGATAACCATAAGCAGGAAGTCCGTCTTTTAATATTTTTTCTCTCATTTCAGGTGTAATTGTAAGTATGTTTACTTTTAATTTATTTTCAGCTATATTAAATAATATTTGGTTTTTTATATTCTTTGGATCTCTTACTCTGGGTGAATACCTACCTTCACCTAATCTATCTCTGCTACTTTCTATCATATCTTCAAATGTTAATCTTTGGTTTCTAGCTATTATATTTCTTCTGTCTAAACCATAAATAATTTCCATCAACTCTTCAACATTATCTGGAGTATATTCTGAAAAAGGGTATCTTTTTCCAAAAACATAATTCCCATCCAACCAACCTTTTTCAAACTTACCACCATATTTTTTAGCTAATTTTTTCATAGCTTTTGGTATTTGTATGTCATACACTTTTTTATACATTTCTGTAAATTCAGGAGACCATCTATCTACTAACACCTCTGAAGGCGATGCAGAAATAGAATCTTTACCTTCGTTAACAGCTTTGAGCAACCATTGTTTAACTCCTAAAAGTTCCCAATCTTTTTTAAATGGATAATTAGGCACACCTTCGTATGCTTCTTCTAATAACTTTCTTATTTTAGATAGATTCTTTTTACCTAGTGCTTTATAAAAAGCTACTTGTTCAGGATCTAGATCATCAGGTGCAAGATTTCTAGAAATTCTGTTTCTAATAAAGGATAGGTTGGTATAAGTATCAACTCTTATAATATCTTTTAGACTAAAAAACCCCTCAGTGTTTAGTTTTTTATTCATCATGTTAATACTGTATGTTCCATAACCAAGTTCACGGCTATCTGAATATTTAGAAGGTGAAACTAAATCTAATTCTTCAAAATTGCCTTTTGATTTAGCTTTATTTAATATTTCTTCTACTTCTTTTTCTATTTTTAGTATTTCTTTTTGTGGTTTCATCCAACCATACTTTAGTCCTGCTTTTATCAGATCAGATTGCATTTCATCTATATTTGAATTTTTTCCAGTTCTACCTGCTAGTTTTCTATCTCTTCCAAGAATGTGCATAAGTGAATTTTCATTATCTGAAACTA